AAAAATAACAGTAAGTCAGAAAGTTGCTCGTAGTGGTGATGATCGTGCAGTTGACGCTTTGAAAATGACTTCTGACCGTGTGGCTAAGTTTGAAAACGCTGAAACTGACGACGATATTTAATTACATAATAAAATACCTCGCAGGGTACACTACCTTGCGAGGTGATAAATATTGTTATATGGTTCGTACAAAAATGCTCGTAATGCGGCGTGGCAATGCCTGCTTGATTTTGATATAAGGGAGTTGCCCGTTAAGCCCTCAACGATCGCTAAGCAATTAGGTATAAAGATAATAAAGAACAGTTCTATCAATGAGTTGTCAGAGGGCGAAAGCGGCGCAACATATCTTATTAATTCAAAATGGTATATCGTTTATAATGATACAGAGCCCAGGCAGCGCAGCAGATTTACAGTAGCCCACGAACTCGGGCATATTCTTTTAGGGCACATTATGTGTGACAAACACTATGCTCGTACATTTGATACGTCACGC